TGAAAGGACAATCCGATGAAATTTGACCATCTCAGCGTGCAGGCCAAGGAAGTCAAGACGCTGCCCAGCGAGGGAACCGGCATATTCTCCGGCTACGCCTCGACATGGGACCGCGACCTGTACGACGACCAGATCGTCAAAGGCGCATTCGCCGGCACGCTCGCCGACGACTTCCACGGCGACGGCTCCGGCATCCCGATCCACTGGCAGCACTCCGACGACACCCCCAACAGCATCATCGGCCAGACACTGAGCGCGCTCGAGGACGACCACGGGCTGCTCGTCACCGCCCAGCTCGACCTGGACATCCCCGAAGGCCAGCGCGCCTACGAGCTGCTGCAGCGCGGGCTCATCCACCAGATGAGCATCGGCTACATCCCCACGCAGACCGCCTTCGTGCAAACCGCGGGATCAGACGACCCGTGGGACGGCTACCGGGAGATACGCCAGATCAGACTCTTCGAGATATCCCTCGTGCAGATAGCCGCCAACCAGGGAGCCGAAGTGCTCGAAGTGAAGGCCGGCAGAGCGATCAGCGCATCCAACGAATCGAAGATCCGCAGCGCGCACGACGCGCTCGCCGACCTGCTCGACTCGATCAGCGAGACCCCGCAGGATCTCGACGAGAAATCCGGGAAGACCTCCGGCTCCGGGGAATCGGCCGGGGAAGCCGGACACAAGGATTTCGGCCCGTCGTGGGCCGATGAATATAAGGAACTCAGCGCCTTTTTCGCTGGCATCTAAGAAAGAAGAGGATCCGCATGAACATCGTGGAGCAACTCGCCGCCGAGAAGAAGGCGGCACTGGCCATCACCGACAAGGGGATGGAGAACATCACCGAAGACGAGCAGAACGAGCTCAAGGCCCATTACGAGGAGGCCAAGAAGCTCTCCGAGCGCATCAGCCTGTTCAAGTCCGTGAACGAGGATCTGGACAAGCTCGGCGCGCAGCCCAAGCAGGCTCCCAGTAAGGCGAAGAGCCTGGGCGAGCATTACGTGCAGGAGCTGCAGGCCAAGGGCCTGACAGTGCTGGAGACCAAGACCCGCCCGTTCCAGACCTCCGAGTTCAAGGCCGCGTCGGACACGCACGTGGTCGGCGGCGAGGCCGGCGCCTACGGGCCGGTCGTCACCGACATCGACCAGCAGGGCGTGTGGGGCTACGAGTACGCGCTGAGCGTCGCCAGCCTGTTCTCCTCCGGCTCCATCAGCGGCAACAGCATCAAGTACCCGGTGTACGGGGCGTTGGAAGGCGGCGCGAAGAACGTCAAGGAAGGCGCGCAGAAGCCACAGCTGCACCTGCCCGATCCGACGTGGATCGTCGACTCGCTCTCCGAGGTCGCCGCATACTGGAAGATCTCGGACGACATGGCCGAGGACTACCCCTACATAGTCAGCGAGATCCAGCAGCACGCCACCTACAACCTGCAATTGCAGGAGGAGCTGCAGCTGCTGTCCGGCAACGGCGCGAACGCCGACCTCAAGGGCGTCCTCAACCGGGGCGTCCAGTCGATCGCCAAGGGCGCGGACAGCGACCCCGACCGCATCTTCCACGCGACCACGCTGATCAACACCAAGACCGGCTTCCCCGCCGACGCGGTCGTCATCAACCCCGTCGACTACGAGGCCCTGCGCCTGCTCAAAGACGGCAACCAGCAGTACTACGGCGGCGGCTTCTTCGCCGGCCAGTACGGGCAGGGCGGCGTCATGCCCAACCCGGCATTGTGGGGGCTGCGCACCGTCGTCACCCCCAGTATCGCGGCAGGCACCGTGCTCGTGGGCGCGTTCAAGCCCGGCGGCATGGTGTTCCGCAAGGGCGGGCTGCGCGTCGAATCCACGAACTCGAACGAGAACGACTTCACGAACGACAAGATCACGTTCCGCGTCAAGGAGCGCCTCGGCCTGCAGGTCAAGTACCCGCAGGCGTTCGTGAGCGTCGCCCTGGGCGCGAAGACCGGGGCCTGATCCCTGGGAAGGAGGCCGACGACATGGCCGACACGGCGATCCCCGACATCATCCAGAACCCCGGGTCGTTCGACCCCGACGCCGCATTCTGGCTGAAAGCCGCCCAGTCGGCCATCCGCGCATACTGCGGATGGCACGTCACCCCCAACACGCGGCTCACCGGCGCATTGAACTGCCGGGGCGGCGCGGTGATCAGGCTGCCGGCACGCCATATCACCGCCATCGCATCCCTGACCGGCCGGGGCTGCAGGCCCATCCCGTACGCGTGCGACCCGGACACCGGCCTCGTGGAAAGCGCCGGCGCGCCATTCCCCATCGGAGTGGCTGCCGTCAGCTACGACATCATGGCCGGATACGACGAGTGCCCCGACGTGCAGGGCGTGCTCGTCACGGCCGCGCGCCGATACGCGTCGACCCCGAACGGGCTGGTGCGCAGCCAGAGCGTGAACGGCGCGTCGGTCAGCTACGACCCGACGTCGCTCATGCAGGAGGAGCGGCTCAGGCTCCTGCCGTACCGGCTGGCGGGACTGCCATGAGCCTAAGCGACTACATCGCCGGACCCGGCTTCCCCATGCCGCAATCCACCGCATTCACCAGGCTGCGCGCCACGGGAAAGCCCAGCGCGGCCAACCCCGAGCGCCTCGTCGAGGACTGGGCGCATCCCGAGGAGCTGCGCGTCACGGGATTCCTCGCGGCGTCGGCCAGCAGCCAGAGCACGCAGGACGACCGGCGCACCACCGTCAGCGGCGCCACCCTGACGCTCGCCGACCCGCATGCCGACGTGAAGCTCAACGACAGAATCAGAACCGATCCCGACGACGGCCGCCTGTGGCGCGTCACGGGATTCCCGTCCGCCGACCGCAACCCGTTCACCGGATGGCAGCCGACCAGGGAGATCGCATTGGAGGAGGTGGCCGGATAATGGCCAGAGCAGGACAGACCACAGTCAAATTCAACCAGAGCTACTTCGACAGGATCCTCAAGGACGCCGCAGTCGCGCAGATGACCATGGCCAAGGCCAACGAGGTATGCGCCCGCGCCAAGTCCACGGCCCCCGTGCTCACCGGCTCCTACCGAGACAGCCTGCACGTGGAGCGGCGCGACTACCCGCATCGCACCGGATACCTCGTGGTAGGGGACGCGCCGCACACCCTGCTCGTCGAAGCGAAGACAGGCAACCTCGCCCGCGCATTGAAGGCGAGCCGGGGATGATCGTCACGCCGCCCGACATGGAGACCTGGCTGTGCTCCCACATCCGAACCATCGCCCCCGCCATCCCCGGACTGCAGGTCGACAGCACCGTGCCCGACGGCTACCGGGGGGAATACCCGCTGATCCGCGTGCGCGACGACTCCGGAGCGAAGACCAGCGCGGTCACATTCGACCGGAGCATCGGCGTCAGCGTGTACACGGGATCCAAGCAGGACGCCAAGCCCGGCATGGACCTCGCCCGCACGCTCATGGCCCGGCTCATGGACGCTGACGCCATCAGCACGGCCCCCGGCTCGCCCATAGCCGCCGTCGAACAGGACGGGTGCAACGGCCCCTACTCCGCCACCGACAGCCAGGACACGGCCGTCGCCTACTTCACGCTCGAATACAGCGTCGTCGGCGACGAATACCCGCGCTGACACCGATCCCACCCGCAAGCAAACCATCCACAAGCAAGGAGCAATATCATGCCCGACAACCAAGACGGCTTCGGCTTCCTCGTCGACGCGAACGGCAACAGCCTCTCCGCAGTCAAGGTGCCCATCACCGGCAAAGCCTCGTTCGCGCCCTACGCGGCCGAGAACATCATCAGCGACGAGGTCATGGGAGCCAACCCCATCGTCCTGCCCGCCGCGCACAAGATCCTCGGCCTGTTCAAGGAGGACGGCGGCTTCGCCGACGGCCGCGACGACGGCGACCCCATCAAGCTGTTCCAGCAGGGCTACCAGCTGCCCGGCGAAGGCAGCCGCAACGTCGCCATCGGACTGGCCGAGGAGAACTCCTCCGTCCAGGCCCTCATCGAAGGCAAGACCCCCGACGAGCACGGCGTCATCTACGTCGACAGCAGCCTGCCCGACAACCGGTTCGTCCTCTTCACCCTCGAACGGTTCAAGAACAAGTACGAGCGCCGCCGCTGCGGCATCGCCAACATCACCAGCGTCGACTACGACCAGAGCACGCGCGGCGACATCGAAGGCGTGACCGTCACCTTCACCTGGGTCGAAGACGAGCTGCTGCAAGGCGCCCCATTCAAGCAATGGTTCGGCAAGCCTGGAGCCACGCCCATACAGCCGTGAACCCCCAACCCGTAACCGCATAACCGAAAGGAACCATCCATGACCACGAAGAAGGACGGCAGCCAAGCCGGCAAGGGCATCACCGTCGAAGACATCCAGATCGACGACAGCGCATTCGACGAATACGACGACGAGCAGGCAGGCAAGGCCCTCGAAGCGATCGCCGCCAGCAGCCGCGTCAAACGCATCATCCTCGAAAAGGACAAGTCCTTCATCGGCCGATACTCCGACGGCACGCGCATCCGCATCCCCCTGCGCATCAGCCTCAGCGTCGTCAACCAGCTCACCGAGAAAAGCGACGACCCCGTCGACCAGCTCTCCGGACTCATCGAAACCCTGAGCGGCAAGGACGAAGCCAGCACATTCGTCAGCCAGCCGGTCAACGAAAGCACCGCGCTCGCCATCCAGTACTTCAAGGACCTGCAGAAGATCACCAACGCCACCATGGGGGAATAGCCGCCGTCGCCCGCATCTACCGCGAGCATCCCATAGCGTTCACGGCGACCATGCGCGCAAGCTACGGGATCGGCATCGGCCAGATAGGCGACGACGTGACCTACGGGGAGGCATGGCAGCTCGTCCAGCACGCGCTCGACGACACCAGCACCCCATTGTGCGCGGAGCTCGCCGAATGGTCATACCCGGCCACGCTCGTGCAGCTCCTGCAGCTCGCGGCCACCGTGGGCGACGGCAAAACAGCGGAACGGCTCATGCCCTGGCGCATGAACGCACGCCATTCGCGCAATCCAAGCGAGGTCGAGCAGGCCCGGCGCGAAATCGACGATGAGATGCTCATAGCCAGCCAGTAGACGGCAACGGGAGGAGACGACGATGACGGCGATAGTCGGATCCGGAGCAGTCAGCATCTTCCCGGTCATGACCGGCATCAAGAAGAAGATCTCGGCCGAATTCGGCTCCGCCGGAGCCGCCGGCGCGAAAAGCTTCGACCAGAGCACGCGCGGCGCCGGGCTGAAAGCCGGAAAGACCATCGGCGGCGAACTCAAGCAGGGCATCAAATCCGCCGCCAGCGGCATGGAGACGCCCGGGCTCAGCAGCTTGAGGAACGACGTGGCGAAGACCGCGCAAGCAGTCAGCGCGGCGCGCCTCAAGCAGCTCGGCACCGCCGCCCAGCTGAAGACCGCCGAAGACAGCCTCGCCAACGCGATCGCCAAGCACGGCTCCGACAGCAAGCAGGCCGAAGCCGCAGCCCTGCGCCTGGAAGCCGCCCAGCTGCGCGACAGGCAAGCATCCGAAGCGCTGACCATCGCCACCGGCAAGCTCAAGACCGCCCAGGCATCCCTGGCCACAGTCCAGACCCAGGCTGCGGCAGCAGGCCAGGGACTCGGCTCGAGGATGCTCGACGCGGCCAGGAACTTCAGGACCGGATTCAAGGACCTCGACGCGGGCAAGGCCAGCGCCACCGGGCTCTCCGGCGCGTTCGGCAGCCTCGCCGGGTCTCTCGCAGGGCCCGTCGCCGGAGGCCTGGGCAAGCTGCGCGCCGGATGGGCGAACGCCGACATGGCCATGCTCGACGGCGCCGGCACCCTCGGCAGGATCGGGGGAGCGGCCCGCGGCATGGTCGACGCGGTGGCGTCCAAGACCGCCAAGCTCGGCTCCTCGATCGCCGCCCCGTTCAAAGCCGCGGGCGGGCTCGCCCGCCAGTTCGGCAGCGACCTGTCCTACGGGATCGGCCAGCGGCTCGCCCCAGCCAAAGCGGCGATCGGCGGGTTCGCATCCAGCATCGCCGCACCATTCAAAAGCGTGGGCGCCACGGTCGGCGGCTACCTGTCCAACGTGGGCGGAGCGGCCGGCAGCGTGTTCGGCAAGCTCGCCCCCATCGCCTCGATCGCCGCAGGCGGCCTCAAGAACGCGTTCTCGCTCGCCGGGGACAGCATCAAAGAGAAGCTCTCCGGCGTCGGCGACAGCGTCAAGGGCCTGGCCACGCTCAGCGTCGGCGGGCTGGCCGTCGGAGTCGGCGCGCTGGGCACCGCGCTCATCGGCGTCGGCAAAAGCGCATTCACCGCCTACTCCACCTACGAGCAGGCGGTCGGCGGCATCGACACCCTGTTCAAGGGCGCGTCCAAGACCGTGCAGAACTACGCCGCCCAGGCCTACAAGACCTCCGGCGTATCCGCGAACGACTACATGCAGCAGATCACGTCGTTCTCCGCCACCCTGATCAGCAGCCTCGGCGGCGACACCGCCCAAGCCGCGAAAATCGGCGACATGGCCATGGTCGACATGTCGGACAACGCCAACAAGCTCGGCACCGGCATCGGCGACATCCAGAACGCCTACCAGGGATTCGCCAAACAGAACTACACGATGTTAGACAACCTCAAACTGGGGTACGGCGGCACCAAAGAGGAGATGCAGCGCCTCCTCACCGACGCGACCAAGCTCACCGGCGTCCACTACGACATCAGCAAGTTCAGCGACGTCGTCCAGGCCATCCACGCCGTCCAGCAGAACCTCGGCATCGCCGGCACCACCAGCCGCGAGGCTGCGACCACCATCGAAGGCTCTGTCGGCAGCATGAAGGCCGCATGGCAGAACTGGCTGAGCGAACTGGGCAAAAGCGGCGCCGACATGCCCGCGCTCACCAGCCAGCTCGCCACCAGCATCGGCACCGCCCTCAAGAACATCATCCCCCGCGTCGCCGTCATCGCCAAAAGCATCGTCGCGGCCATACCCAGCATGTTCGGTCAGCTCTCCACGCTCCTGCCCGCGCCCATCCAGCAGGCCATAAGCAAGATCGCCGGCCTCGCCGACCAGTTCAAAGGCGCGCTCATGCCTATCGCCGCGGCATTCGGCGCGCTGGGAGCCGGAGGCCTCGCCCCCCTGCTCTCGAAGATCCCGATGCTCGGCGGTCTGCTGGGAGGACTGCAAGGCCCATTGGCCGCGCTGGGAGGCCCGCTCGGCATCCTGCTCGCCGCGTTCGGCGGCCTGATCGCCGCCAGCCCCCAGCTGCAGGCGGTATTCGGCGCGACGCTCAACCCCTTGCTCGACCAGCTGAACGGCATCCTCGCCGGACTGCAGCCCGTATTCGAGCAGATGACCGCCGCCATAGGCGGCATGGTCCAGCAGGTCATGCCCGTCATCAACGGGTTTGTCGCCGCGCTCATCCCCGTCATCGGCCAGATCATCGCCACCCTCATGCCGATCGTCCCGGCCGTGCTGCAGCCGATCATGGACGCCGTCACCCAGATGGCGCCGGTCGTCGCCACCATCATCGCCCAGATCGTCGGCTTCATCCAGGCCACGCTCCTGCCCGCCATCCAGGCGATGCTCCCCTACGTCAGCAACGTCATCAACGCGATCGGCGCGATCGTCAACGGCATCGTCGCCATCGTCAAGGGCGTCATCAACATGGTCGCCGGCATCCTCAGCGGCAACTGGCCCCAGGTCTGGGAAGGGTTCAAGCAGGTCGTCTCCGGAGCCGTCGGCGCGCTCGGCGGCATCGTCTCCGGCATCAAGGACATCATCGTCGGCGCGCTCAAAGGCGCAGGGACATGGCTGCTCGACGCGGGCAAGGCCATCATCCAAGGCCTGGTAGACGGCATCAAGTCGATGGCCAAGGCCGCCGGCGACGCCATCGGCGGGATCATGGGCAAGATCAGCGAGTGGATACCGCATTCGCCGGCCAAGCGCGGCCCGTTCAGCGGGCGCGGATGGACGACCTACTCGGGCGCGGCCATCGTCGACGGGCTCGCCCAAGGCATCACCGGCAACGCGTCGGCCGCCGCGGACGCCATCAACGGCGCCATGAATAGAGCCTCCAACGCCGCCGGCAGCGTCCAGGCCGCCTACCGTTCGGCCGTCCCCGCGACCGGGGGCGCGCCGGCAGTCGGAGGAACGCCGGCATCGCCTGCCAGGCAAGGGGGCGGGAACTCGGTGAACGTCAGCATCGACGCGCACGGCATGAACGCCGGCGACATATTCAACGAATTCGATCTGCGCACCAGGCAGGCCGCATCCAGCTGGGGAGAGGGGTAGACGATGACCCGCATCACCCTGCGCACCGACATCGACTCGATACCCCTGCGCGACGACTACACGTGGAAGCATCACGCGTGGGCCATCAAGAAGGACGGCATCAAGGGCCTGCTGGGCACGCCGGGCATGAAGGAGTCCACTACATCCCGGCCCCAGCAGGACGGCGACTACTGGCCCAGCCGCATCACGCAGAAGCCGCGCTCGATAAGCTTCGACTGCATCATCCGGGGAGCATCGAGCGTGGAAGCAGCTGCCGCACGGGATCGCGTCAACAACCTGTTCGGCCGTGAGATCACCATAATCGAGGAGACCGCCGCAGGACGCAGATACCTGACCGGCATGCTCGCCTCGGATCCCGAGCCATTGATGCGATGGCGCGAGCAGGGCTTCGAATTCGGGCTGGTCATCACCATCCCCGACCCGCTCAAATACGGCGATCCGATCGTCTACACGTCCAGCAACGGCCTCATCCGCTGCGAGAACACAGGCACCGCGCCCACATGGCCCACGCTGGTCGTTGCTGGCCGATGCCTGGCATTGACGGTCTCACTGGCCTGGCAGAAGGTCGTATGGCAAGGCGATGCTACCAGCCTAGCCATCGATTTCCGCGACGTGATCCCCAGCAGCGGCACCGTCACCTACGACGACGCCTTCCCCATCCCGCCCGGAACCTCAGACGTCGCCGTCCAGGCAACCGCAGGAGCCCAAGTCTCATTGAGCGTCAGACCAGCATGGAGGTGAACACGTGCAGCCAATCACAGGCCTGACCGCGCACGCCTACGCGCCGGACACAGGCGAACACCTGTTCCGCCTGCCCTACACCGCCGCCGACTGGTCGCAATCCTACAACCAGCCCGGCAGCATGAACATGAGCATCGACTACACCCAGACCGCCGCCCGGCTCAACCTCTGGGAGAGCCTGCGCTCATGGAAAGCGCTCATCAGCCTGCAACGCTCAACCCCAAACGGCATACAAGTCAAGCACGCCGGCCCCCTGACCAACTACGAATGGGACGCGGAAACCCGCTCGCTCAAACTCACCATCGGCGGCGGACTCACCCTGCTGACCAAACGACTCGCCATCAGCCACCTGCTCAAAGACGCCTGGCACGACCAAAGCGTCCTCATCGACGAACAGCACCCCGCCGGCAGCATGGCCCTCACCCTCAAAGGCAGCCACGAAGACATCATCCGAGGACTCGCCAACGAAGCCAAGCAATGGGGCGAAATCCCCATCAGCCTGCCACCCATAACAGGCGGCACCCAAACCATGACCTACTACGCATGGGACCTGGCCACCATAGCCGACCGCATCACCGACATCATCAACCTCAAGCCCGGACTCGCATTCCGCCTCGACCCACGCATCCAACCCAACGGCAGACTCATCTTCGACCTCACCGCAGGCACCACCATCAACGACCAGACGCCACACCAATGGAACAGCGCCGCGCCCGGCCAACGCATCATCTTCTCCGGCATCAGCGGCAACGGCGCCAACCTCACCTCGCAAGCCTGGCTCACCGGAGGCAAAGACGGCGACAAAACCATCATGAGCCGACGAACCACCACACGACTCACCGACCAAGGCCACCTCTTCACCCAATCAGCCGACACCACACACACCACCATCTCCGACCTCAAACAACTCCAGCAATACGCGCTCGCCGACCTCGCCAAAGGCGCATACCCCGCCGAAACATACAAACTCAAAGTCGGCGAAGAACACCAAGTGACCATCGGCGACCTCGCCGACCTGCGCGTCAACGACGACTTCATGGGCAGCCAGCTCCTCAAACTCGCCATCACCGACATCTCAGGCACAAGCGACAGCGACTGGCAAACCCTCCAAGCCGTGGAAAGGAGCTGACATGAGCCACGCCATCTGGATCGGCGACAGCGTCACCCAAGGCGCCGGAGCCACCAGCGCCGCCAAACGCTACAGCACCCTGACCAGCCAAAACCTCAACCTCACCGAACACAACTACGCGACCGCCAACACCGGCTACACCACCCCAGATGCCACAGGCAACTTCACCACACAGCTTGACACGGCAATCGCCGACACCAGCTATCCGCACAACCAAACCGGCTACGTGTTCCTCATGGGCGGGCTCAACGACACATACTCCGCGATCGCCGCCATGCAGCAGGCCGTCGCCGGCCTGATCGCCAAAGCCGAGGCCGCGTATCCGAACGCGAGGATCGTGGTCGGCGTCGGCCCGGGCTGCATCCCGGACTCGGCCGACGATGACGCAATCGCCGAACAGGGCCATGTGCTCACCGCCATCCGACTGGCCGCGACGAACGCCGAGGCCCTGGCCGTCCCCGACATGCGATCCATCTGCGGCACGGACCTCAGCCTGCATGCGAATGGCATCAACCCCAACGACGACGGCCACGAACTGCTGGCCAAAGCCGTGGAGGCCGCCATCATCGCCGACAGGGGAGAGCCGGAAGACGCCCCCGTCACCGACCTGCAGCGCATCTACGTTTCGCAGGGCGTCGACCAGTTCGCAAGGGAAGTCAACGCGCGCAGAAAACGCGAGGCAGCCAAGAACGAAGCCAACCGGCCCACCGGCACGGAACTCACCCAGCTGACCAGCAAACTCGACGCGCTCACACAGATCCAAGCGTTGCAGCAGGTTATCTTGCGGCGACAGCAGGAGGATCTCATGCGCCTCACTCCGACCTATGCCACGTCCGACGCAGATTCGCCCGGCGGCTCGCTTGGCTCGGGCTGGACGACGCTTATCTCGCTGGCGGCCCATCCTGATCTGTCGGACGGCAAGACCCGCGCTCAATTGACGATCGGGGTAAGCGCGATCAAGAGCGGAGACGGCATGCCGCTGCTCGAATGCCTGGTCGGCGGCCAGCGGGTGGGCACGTTCCCGGGCGTGACCGCGAACGGAGACTCGTTCGGCGGCACCACGATCGCGTACGTGACCGCCGCCCAGCCGGTCGTATTGCGCGGCAAGAGCACCGTGGACGACGCCTCGCCGATAAGCGCGGTGCATGTGAGCATGACCGTCATGAGTCTTGCATGAGAAGGGAACGCCAATGAATGGTGTTTATGGCAGTCTTGTCGGACGTCTTGATGTCCGTCTGGTCCGGGGCGACTCCAGCCGTCTGGGCGTTCGATGGCGGCGGCGGCATCCCGATGGGTCTGTGACGGCGGTGGACCTGTCGGGCTGGTCGGGCGTGGTCGAGTTGCGGTCCCCGTCTGGGGAGCTGTGGTGGAGCGTGCGGTGCGCGATGGATGCGGACGGCTTCGCGGTGGCGTCGATCCCGCCGGGCCTGCTGTCCGCGCCGCAGTGGGATGGCCGCAGGTCGGGCTCGTGGAAGTGCGTGGCCGCGAGCCCGGACGGCACGAGAGTCCGGACGCTCGCATGGGGCTACGTGCTCATAACGGATTGATTGGATTTCTAAGGAGTTTGATTATGGTGGATCAGGTAACGGATCTGATCGATGCGGTGCTGGATACGACGCCGGCGGCGGTGACGCCGGAGGCGGCGGCCCTGCTGGGCTCAGCGCAGGATGCCGTCGGCGATGCGCGCGGGTATGCGACGCAGTCCGCGAACGCGCTCACGCAGCTGGCGTCGTGGCTCGCGAACGCGACCTCGGCCCCGCAGGCCTATGCGACGCTGGCCGCCCTGCAGGCGGACAGGCCGCAGGGATCGGGGATCGCGGTCGTGATCGCGGACGGATTTCTGTACTGGTGGGATGCTGCCGCGAAGCAGTGGAAGAAGGGCAGCCAGTACCAGAGCGCGGGGCTGACCGCCGGACAGCTGGGCGTGCTGGCGAACGCGCTGACCCGCGACCGTCAGATCTCGTCCGCCAGCCAGGTCGTCGCCCCGTACGACAACGTGAGCACCCTGCCTTTGAACTCGGTGGTCAC